ACTCTTCTGCTACGTTTGTTTCAGTTTCGGACATGATAAACGTATTTATTACCTTGCAAGTAAATAAAAGACGACCTATTTAATTATAAAATAAACACAGAATATAGCAAGAGATGATACTGCATAACTTACACATTCATCCCTTGTGCCAACTCTTCTAATCCTTCAAGTTTCTTTTTATCTATAAATTCATTTCTACCAACCCATCTTTTCCATTGTTCAAGTTTGTCATTCAGTTCTCTAAACTTAGTTTCATAATTATCGTTTATAATTACAGCACCGTCTTTATTTAAAGCTTTATTATCCTTTAAATATTGTTCTTCATCATAAATTGTAATAGTATCAGGACTAGGATGTGTTATCTCTACTTGCTTTTTATACTTCTGCATTTCTACATCAAATTCCCTCAACTCATCATCAGAGTATTTTTTAAATTCTTTTTTTTCTATTTGTTCTTCGTTTTGTATTTTACTCATAATTATATTTTTATATCACTATCTACTTCATTACCCCACACGTCCCAGCCTTTAAATTCATCAAATAATTTATCTTCTTTTCTAGCAAATAATTCTATCCGTGGTAAATCCCCACACAGCTCAACAATTTTATCTCGTACAATAACTGGTTTCTTACTGTGAACACTTTTTGGGTGTAGTAAGATTTGTTTTATATTATTTTTATTTCTTTTAAATTTTCCTTTCGTTCCAATAAGTACAATTTCTGCATTTGACTGTGTATAAAATCCCATTCCATCTCCTCTCGGTTCTGACATATCATTCTTCATCTTAACCCAAACAAATGCAACTGTCTTATACTTAAAACCCCACTTTTCAACTAACTCTATCGCTTGAGATAAATTAGGAAATGTAGCCCACATAAATAAAATACAATTATCATCTGCAATACTTTGGACATCTAATTCTTCTAAATCCTTTTTTGACATTGTTTTATAATGTCTTGATACATCTCCAAAATAACTACCCTTTCCTTGAAAATTAGAATAGCTCCAAGGTGGGTCTGCGTATATTATTTGGTATTTTTTCATATTTATTTAGTTAGCATTTTAACAACGGTCTCTAAAGTCCACTCTGGTGTTTGAAATTTAGCTTTCTTAACACCATTTAATATTTGATTGTCTGTGAATGGCACCAGTTGTTTGGCGGCCCTCAAATGTCTCTTCAGAGCTATTTGGTATTGATCTTTGGTTTGCAGATCTGGCTTTCTCTCCTCAAAGTACAAGGCAATAACGTTCATGTCTCTACGAACACTATCTTCTAACTTTTTGATTTCGTCCTTTAAAGAAAATGGTGCGGAGGTTTCCTCCGCTATATCTTTATTATCATTATTTACATTATTATCATTATTGTTTGTGTCCGCTTGCTGTCCGCTTGCTGTCCGCTTGCTGTTCCTTTTGTTGTCCTTTTCTTGATGCTCTTTCCAATTCACTATTGTAATTAAACGATATTTTGTTGTTTTTTGTTGTTCAATCTGATGTTCGTTTTCAAGCAATTTTAAAATTCTTTCTACTGTAGACGGTTTTATTCCAGTTTGCTTAGCCAAAGAGTTACGACCTGTTATGAGTTGCCCTTTCTTTACCATTATTATAGAGTCGTTCCACATAAATTCTTTTGGTTCATGATTAGCTAATAATAATAGATGTATCCATAAATGAATATAGGTGGATTTTTTATAATATCCTTTTTCTTGTATTTTTCTATGTAGACTAATCCAACCCTGTTTTTCATTCATAATACTTACACACTAAAATCAGCAACTATATGGATAAAGAGTTTTTGACGACTCTGATAGTTGCTGATTGTAATATATAAATATTTTGTCGTCTTACTTTATCCATATAAGAATAATATCAAAGTAGAAATATTTGTCAAACAGAGTTATCAACATCTAAATTATCAACCATTGACAAATAAAAAAGAATGTTTTTTATTAATTTGAATAATAAAATATCGCTGTAAATATAGATATTTCAAGTACGCACTTATCCACACTTTTTTTAATATTTCCTTTACAAACTATCCATAAAAGGATACCATATAAATATGGGAAAAATTAAGATAAATAAATGTAATCGTTGTGGTTGGGAATGGATCCCAAGAAGTGTGGACCCACCAAAGAGATGTGCTGGTCCATCTTGCAGAAGTCCTTATTGGCAGACCACTCCAGTTGTATACGTGATACAGGGTTGGGGTGGAAAAGATTTATTCAAGATAGGTTGCACAAACAATCTATTGGGTCGGTATGGTTCAAGAAGTAAAATCGTAGCAACAATAAATGTTCCTAATAAAATAAATAAATATAATTTAGAAGAAGAGATGCATAAATTATTTTTAGGAAAAAGAGTTGGTCAAGCAGAAGTATTTAAATTGAGTAAAAAAGATTTATTAGTTATTAAGAAAATTGCAAAAGCGAAAGACCCAATGAAAGAATGTAAGGATTTTATTAAAAAGTAATTTGACAATTTCATATATTACGATTTGCGGGGAAACTTTATCACTATACGACTGCTCGGTTTTGATTTCAGTTCCAATCACTGCTTAGCTACTCGTAGATAATCCTACATAAGTTGAACATTTTTTAATATGCAACAAGTAGAATCTCTGCAAATCGTAGTATGTGAAATTAAAAATAATATGCATTATGAAAATCAAATGTCTCGTTGGAAAAGAGACAAACAAGATAGAGTAATAGAATCAGTGCAACTCACACTACAGTGGCTTGTTGTGATAGGTCTTACAATAGGTTTGGTCGTATTATTCGTTAATTCAATTAAATAATATGAGTCATCTAACATCAACAAAAGAATACTGTACAAGTTCACCTTACTGTGATGATGATAATTGTAGATGTGAAGATTATGAAAGAGAACAGAACATTAAACCAGGATTTGGAGATTATGTAATTCTTAAAACTGACGAGAAAGTAAGAGTAGTAGGTTTTGGTGGTACTGGAATAAGAAGAATAAATGTCGCTGATGGTTTTAACAACTGGTGGATTAATGAAAGTGAAATAAAGCATTATGTTTAAATTTAACGAAAAAACACATACATACACACTAGACGGCAAGAGAATGACGGGTGTAACTACTGTCTTAGGGGTAATAAATAAACCAGCTTTAGTAGGTTGGGCAGCCAATCAAGCTGTGGAATATATTAAAACATCAAAAGTTTGGCAATTAGTTCCTGATACCCCAAGAAAGATAATGATTGGAGATAAAGAATTAGAGAAACTTCTTAATGAAGCTCGTAAAGCCCACATAAGAAAGAGAGACAAAGCAGGACAATCTGGAACTGATGTGCATGGGGATATTGAAACACATATTAAATTCGCTATTGAAAATTCAGATGGAATAATTGTAACTGGAGGGAATTATGAGAAGAAACAAGTTGAACATTTTCTTAATTGGGCAGAAAAAAACAAGATAAAGTTTCTTGCATCTGAAAAACGAGTATATTCTAAAACTCACTTCACAGCAGGGACTTATGACTTCAAGTGCGAGATAGACGGAAAGATATATATAGGCGACATTAAGACAAGTTCAGGAATATATGACAGAACGCCATTTGCACAGACATCAGCTTATCAGATGATGGAAGAAGAGATGACAGGAATTAAAGATGTACAAGGTCGGTTAATTATAAATTTAAAGAAAACAGGAATATTTGACGAAGATAAAGATGTTTATATCTCAGAGCATTACGAAGACGATTTAGAGTTGTTTATGTCAGCTTTGAGTATATATAGAATAATGAACAATAGGTTTGAACCAATGAACAATTATAAATCTAATAAAAAAACAATAAGAATATGAAAAAAGAATTATTTGAAAATTATGCAGTTATAAAGAACAAGATTAAAGCATTAACTGCTGAAGCAAAGAAGATTGAAGTTCAAGTTACAGCAGAGATGAATACTGAAGAAGTAGAGAAAGTAGAATCAGACTTTGGTACTTTCTTCTTCACTTCTCGCAAGTCTTGGACTTATAGTGATGCAATCAAACCACTTGAAGAAGCTGTAAGCACAGCATCAAGTGAGTTGAAAGAAGCTCAGACAGAAGAGCAGAAGAATGGTACAGCAACAGCAGAAGAGAAGAAGTCGTTAACATTCAGAGGGAAATAATATGGAAGAGAAAATAATAAAAAAGTTTAGAGAAAAGTTCCCTCATAAGTTATTTACTTTAGAGCAGTTAGAAGATATTAAAGTTCGCAATGAGAGAGACGGCAGTAACTTTCAACCATATCCTGCGAATGAAGAGATAGAAACATTTATTAAAAGTTTAATCAACAAATAATTATGAAAATCACAAAAAAACTATCAACTGGTGGTACGGCATTCGCAAGAAAAATAGCTTACGAATACGAGAACAAACAATACGAAGCTGATCTACAAAATGGCGATACTGTCAAAATCCTTGATGCAGGAAACGTAGAAGCAGGAACTTACGGAGATCAGCTCAACTTTAAAATTGAGACACGAAACGGAGAGAAAAAGATAAGTTTCAATCAAGCAACGCAGAACGTTCTACATGACGAGCTAGGAGAAGACAGCGAATCTTGGAAAGACAAAGAAGTACGAGTTATCTTGAAGAAAGATACTATTGCAGGAAAAAAAGTTATCATTGCTTATTTCGTAACAGGAGACTGGGAACTTGACGAGTACGGAGAGTTAACAAATCCTAACGAGATAAAAGCTGAAGACATTCCGTTTGATGCTGAAGAAGATCAAGGTTAAACATGCTTCATAAAAGAGTAAAAACCATTTGGCACGGAGAAGTAGGAATACACGAAAAATATATCAATTCCTCTGGTGGTTTATTACTCAGCTATGTAGGAGACCAAGAAGCATACTTAGCACAGCAGATGTTCATTTCTGAAGAGGGGTTAGCTAAAGGAAGAAGAGGAAAAGAAACGTATAGAGATAGAAGTGATCCAACTAAATCGTATCAGTTAATTTACTTCAAATGGAAAGATGTTAAATTTCAACCAAGTTTATTATGATAGAGACAAAAGACAGTATAGAAATAGACCTTAGAGAGATAAGAAAACAGATATCGGGAATCAATCCTAAACTGTCTTTGTATAAAAAACTGAAAGAAAAAGAAGAGATGTTAAAAGCTAAATTAGGTTATGGTTTACCAGATCCTTATAAAAGATGTAAAACAGAAGGATGTAAAAAGTTAGGAAAATCACGAGGTGGATATAAATGTCCTGATACAGGAAGAAATATTCCCAAAAGAGGGGATTACTGTGAAAAACATACCGCAGAGAATAGAGAACTTAATACTAATCCAAATCAAAAAAAGTCATGAAATGCCCCCATTGCAAAAAAGAAACAGGTCAAAGAACATCAGCTCAGAATAGAGCTTTACATCTCTGGTTAAGTATGAAAGCTAAACAATGTCGTGATGCAGGTATAAATCCACGACAAGTCTTAGAAAAGACTATTGAGCTTGAAATGACAGATGAACAGATGAAAGAGTTCTGGAGATCAGTACAAAAAGCTCTCTACAAAACTAAATCTACAAAAGAGCTATCTAAGCATGAACAGATTGAACAGATAGCAGAGCATCTTAATCGTTTCTTCGCAGAGAACTTTAACTTAGAGGGTGTAGAGTTTCCTGATATACATGCTGTTGGTGGTATGTGTGGGAAGAAGAGTTGTCCTAAGTGTTAAATAAAAACATTAAAACTGTATATCATGGGGAAGTTGGCATACATGAAAAATATCTAGACTCTGGCGGTCTTATACTAAATTATGTAGGAGAACAAGAAGAATATGAGGGTGGACAAATGTTTTTAAATCAAGAGCAACTACAACAAGGTAGAAGAGGTAAAGAAACATACAGAGATAGACATGATCCAACTAAACAATATCAACTAATCTATTACAAGTGGACGGAGACTAAACATCAACCTACATTATTATGAGAGCTATTATAGGAACACATTACAATACATTAGAGTTAGCCAAAAAAGCTTTAAAGTATAAACCCTTTAAGAGAAGTTTCAGAATAATGCAGTATGACAAAGGTTTTCTTTTAGTAAGTAAAAGACAATTATGAAGATAGATAAGAGTATACCAACATATAAGTCAGTTCAACTTGCAGGTAAACTAACTGTACATAATGGAAGACTTGTAAAGATCTATAACTCCCCTGCATTGTTGCGACACTTCTTTAAAACTCATTGTAAAGACGGAGATAGTTTTACGGAAACACTGACTAATAAGAAACCGAAGAGAAGTATTGAACAGAATAATTATTACTATCTATATTTAGATTTAATTTCCTCATCATCAGGTCATTCAGTTGAAGAACTTGCATTGTGGGCGAAAGGTAAATTTCTTTCAAAAGGTATTACTGAAGTGTTTGGTGAAAAAACAAGAATAGTAAAAAGTTCTGCTGATTTAAACAGAGATGAATTTACAGAATTTCTTAATAGAATAGAAGATGTAACTGAAATACCATTACCAGACCCAAAACCTTTTAAACTTGGTTTACTATTAGATGAATATGGAAAATTAAAGATAGAACAGAAAAAAAAATATAGTAAAATGAAAGCCAAAGGATTACCTAAATAAACATGAAAAGAGCATTTAAAATCATTGGAATAATTGTTGTAGTGATATTATGGTTGATATGGATATATTTAATGATTACACCATTTAAAACACAAGCTTCAGAAAGATTTGTCGGTTGTGCTATAGATTTATGTCCCAAAGGAATACAAGAATGGCATTTTAAGAATGGTGGAATGTGGGGGTGTGCTTCATATGTGAAAGACAGTAAAGAGTATTGGCGATGCTATTGTAATGGTGCTTTAGATTGGCCAGATAGCTTAAATTATTTAAAATGTAATTGATGAAAATAATAAAGATAATAAAAAAATATGTAATATATCCTATTGCTAATTATATTACATATAAAATTATTGATACATCTAAAAAACATTACAGAGATTATACAGATGAAGAGCATGATAAATATTGGGACAGAGAAATTAAAATTACAGCAAAAGAATTATGGGATGTTAAACTTCAAAAATTTAGAAAGAGGGTGGATGTCAACACCTATTTAGGTGCAATGGAATTTGTTAAGTATATAATAAAAGATAAGTAGTTCTTTGTAAGTAGAGAGGGTCATAAAAAAATAATGCATATAAAAAATTTAAATTTTGTTGATTAATACTCAACCTGTTCTTTCTCTCCTATTCCCACTCATACCTACAAGAAGACTCCACCCATCCTCTCTACTTACAGGGAATTACCCTGTAATAGTTCTTTGATAATTTAATATGAAAGGAGGTAAATCAAATGATTCTACAAGTTCAGTATCTATGCAGTTGTGGTAGATACATGGAAAACGATGTTTGGAAAGATTCAGATATTTTGAAGAAGTTGTATTTTTATCGTTTGAGTAAGCTTAATCCACCCTTTAAGAAAATACAGGGTGAGTTGTGTGATAAATGTCGTGAACGTTTATAAAAGGAGATTATTATGAGTCGCCCAAGATTTTGTAAAAAGTGTAAAAGAGGTGATAAGGGCGACGGAGTATGGGTAAAACCATTTCTTTGGAAGCATGATAATTTTTTAAGGCAAACAGTCGCCAATATCAAAAAGTATGGAGAAATACAAAAACTTGAAATGTGTAAAGTTTGTATTTCAGAAATTAAAGAACAAGGACATATTGTCAGAAAGGATGGAAAGAAATTATGAAGAAATTATGGTTAGTTGTTCTGTTTGTACTTGTGCCAATATCAATGACAATAAGTTCAGTGATAGCGGAACAAAGATTAAGATTCGTTGTACCACAACATATAAAGGATAAATATTTAATAAATATTGACCCAGATAAAAACCTTTATGCTTTACCTGCAATACCTGTACAAGATTGTAGAATCACTATGTATATAGTTGCCTTTATGACAAAAGAACATTGTGATTTATATAATCCAAAAGACAGGTCTAATATGAAAGAAGAATGGGTAATGGCAGAAGGAATTTGTTGTGGTTGTTCTAATCATACACCAACTAATAGATTGTTATGCTTTAGGGTTAGAATAGATGGAAAATGGAAGGTTGTATATACGAAAGAGCATCCAGAAGTGAAGAAGAAAAAAGAATTACCACTGCCTAAACATATGGCGTGAGGAGGATGATATGAACAATAAAGAGAAGAAAGAATTTGATGAAAGTTTTGGTAAGTCATTTATTGTTGGTCATATTTCACTTATTTGTGGTAGATGTGAAATTCCTTTAGAGTCAACAAATTTTAGAGGGAATTACAAAAGTAATTCAACAACTTGCTACGGATGTAATAAAACTTTCTATTACACAGTCGGAGAGGAGGAAGATAATGAAGAAGAAAAAGATTGACGAGTTTAAAGAAAAGAACGAAGGAAAAGATAGAATCATTGGAAGACCTATAAGACTAAATAGACACAGATTAGAACCAAACAGAGAAGGATGTGCAGAACTTATTTTTGTTGGTGACGTACACTTAGGTTATCCAACAAGTAATATTGAGAAAGTTCAAGCAATGTTAAGTTATGCTTTAAAAACAGGTACTTATGTTATATGCATGGGTGACTGGATTGAAGCAGGCCTTAAAGATAGTATTGGTGATAGTGTTTATCGTCAAAAGTTGAATCCACAAGAACAAATGGAAAGAGTATTAGAAATGTTAGAACCGCTTGCGAAGAAAAAATTAATACTCGGGATGCATGAAGGAAACCATGAGATGAGAATTTCCAAACTTACAGGAATAGACATTACTAAAGTGATGGCTCGTATGTTAGATGTTCGTTATCTTGGTTACTCTTGTTGGAGTTTGTTCACAGTAGACCATATTAGATATTCTCTCTACTCAACACATGGAACGTCAGGAAGTATTATGGAACACACCAAATTGAATAGTGTTGTAAAATTAGGGAAAATAGTCTCTGCTGATGTTGTCGCTTATGGTCACACACACGGATTAGCTTCAGATGTAATCACACGTCAATACTATGACGGAACAAAGAATAAAGTTGTTGAAGATAAACAGTATGTTGTTTTAACTGGTTCTTATCTGGAGTGGGATGACAGTTATGCTCAAATGAAAAACTACCCAATCTCAAAAGTAGGAAGTCCAAAGATTAAATTATTTTCTGATAAGAAAGATGTACATTTTAGTATATGAGGAGGAAGTTATGAATGAAGACCATCGTCTTAATATGATTTATTGGAGATATCATCAAGGTAGAACATCTGAAAATGTTGGAGGATATCAAGAAGTTTTTGTAGAAGACAAAAAAGAGACTAAAGACAAAGACCCTCCTTGTAAATGTAAGTCCTGCAAGTGCGATAAATAGGAACTTCGCTAACAGGCAAAAACCCCTGCTATTACAGAGGGGTTTTTTTATAGATGTTTTCCTCCACCTTAGATTTATATTGTAACAGAAAAAGCTTCAAAAAAGAAGCCTCCTCTATTAGTATGGCAGTCAGAATACTGTCATTTTGCCCGAATTAACGGGCAGTTTTATTTACCTGATTTAACTTTAATAAAGTTGTGAGCCCATTTCAAAGTCCCTGTAACTGTAAGACCTGCAATCAAAGGAAACAAATGTGTTTCTATCAAAACAGTAAGTTCAACATCTGCAAATTGAGTAACAGCTACAACGGCTATCGCTACAGTAACTACTGCACCAAGAGCTTTTAAAATACCTTTTTTCAGTGAATATGTCATAGTATTATAAAATTTAACTATTAAGACGACCTAGTAAAATATGACTTTAGCTCTCTCCAGTGTACATTAAGAGGGCGATATTGTACATGAGCCACATCTCTAAACTTCCAATCTCCGCCCCATTCTAACCCTAATTTCTTGGCTTCTACGCCTAGTATATCCCACCATCCTGATGGCGGATTCCAGCCATATCTTTTAAATATTAAATCTGCGGCCAATCCATACTGATGATAACTCTGTCCTTCTTTCGCTTGCGTTATGATCTTTCCTGTTTTAGTTCTTCCTTTAGCATAATAAGCTTTCTGTGTTTTAAAGGAACGAAAACCCTCTGAAAGTATAATAGGTTTTTTCAATACTTTCATTCGTTTTATTAGATGTTCTACTTTAGTTTTAAAATCTGGAAACAAAGCATCTATTCCTTCATCTTCATATATATAAGATTGTGCTAACTTTTGAGCAATAAAATTTCTCTTAGCATTATTTTGATTACCTAATATTAATGCTTGAAATAATTGTTTCCACATATTATACAAATATATTACTCTCTGCTATTGGCTTATCTTTTCTAGGAAAAATTCTAAGCTTTCGTTTTTTTATAACATTCTCTGTCGGTTGGATTTTTCTTCTTATTCTTAAAATTGGTTTTCTTTTTGCCATGATATTTTATTATTCTTCTACTTCTACCTGAAATTGTGGTAACACTTGCTGGAAGCCACTGACTATTTGCTTATTTATATTCTGTGTCTGCTGTTCTGCTTGTCTATTTGAGATTACTGAAGATACCAATGCTCCAACAATTCCCGCAAGTAATATTCCCACTAATCCATAAACTACAAGTCGTACTGGTAGAAATTCTTTAACTGTTACATAATTATTTCCAAGTAATTTTTTAACTTCATTTATATCTTCTTTAATGTCTTTTTTAATATCATCAATTCTTTTATTCATTCCACCAACTTCAGATTTTAACCCAGCAAGTTCTTTGCCATTTTCAGCATAAACCTCTATATGATGATTGAAATCTTTTCGCACATCTTTGATATCTTTATCTAATTGTTTGAATTGTTTGTCTTCCATATTATTAACAGTTATTGATTGACTTGTTATGGTTATGTGGTAATTTTAGGGTATGATATTAATTTTAATTGTTGTCATATTTTTGGCACTTTATATTCTAGGTTGCTATCAGGAACACTAACGAACTGTTTTCTCAGTACTTAAGTTTGCGACCTCTAATAACAACGCTCTAGTGGATATATTCAATGTCTTGGCAGCGTTTATTACTATTCTATTTTTTAATAAATCACCAGTAAGTCTTCCAGTCTTAATGAAATTAGTCAATGCTTTCCTTGGTATTGCTTCAAAAACTTTCTCTACTACACCTCTAGCAGTAAGATTTGTTGCTCTAGCACTTACTTGTCCGCCTGTTTTTAGTAATGTTCCCGCTGATGTTCCAACAATATCTTCACCCAGTTCTTGTCCTAGTGATTCAAAAAACGCTCTAGTTTCAAACTTACCAGTATTAAACAATTGTAAAATTCTTCCCTCAGCAAGACTAACTTCTTTAGGTGATGGAAATCTTGAAGAACCTAAAAGCTCTTTAGCTTCACTTATGAATACTCGTTTTTGTAAATTTGATTTAAGTAAATCTGTATAACTTTTTGGGTATACTTTTTCTACAAATCTCATCAAATCATCTGTTAAACTACTTATAACAGCTCTAGTTTCAGTTCCAGTCGGTGTTCCAGTTGGTGTTTTACTTTTCAATACTGTCATTCTTTCAAAAATAGAATCAACATGTTTTAGAGATAGATTATTTCTTACAGATTTCATTAATGTAAATGCTTGTTGAACAGCACTTTGTTCTGAACTAGAAACAATCCTAGAAGGTTGATTTCCTCGTAAGAAATTAAGAACACCATTTTTATTTACACCTATATTATGATTAGTTCTTAATTTACCTATTGATGTGTTAATAAAATCTCCAACTCTATTAAATATTTTAGTTCTTACACCCCTAAATTTTTGTGAAGGAGAAAGTAAGGTTTTTGGTAGTGGTGTATCTTTAACTATGCTATTCAAGGCTTCCTTTGATTCAGTAACAAATCTTTTTGCAAGTTGATTAAGTCCAACTATTGATTTCTTAACAACAGTATTTAAAGTAGCCTCACCTCCTTTTAGACCTTCAACAGCACCAGGAGACCTCTCTAATGCTTTAGTAATTACTTCATCATTAAAACCAGATAATGATTTGAAAAATGAAGTCATACCTGTTCTTACTTTTGGTATTACAATTCTTCCAACAGCACCTACACCTTTTGCTACACCTACTCCTGCTGCTTGAAATGCACCTGATAGTGCACCAGTAGCTGCTATTTGTGGTGCAGATATTTCCTCTCTCTGTCCAAATCTTTTTTCTATACCTTGTTGTATAGATTCACCCAAAGCACCTCCTGCAGCTGCCCCCGCAATACTCCCTGGAATAGCACCAACACCTGCGGCTGGTGTTCCTGCAATACCACCGAGCACACCTCCACCAATACTAAAAGCTGTAGGAAGTAATTCACCTGCAAAGCTTCTTTGTTCTGCTGGCTTATTTTGTCTCTGAATTGTATCAAAAATCTGGTCATCAGGTACGCCTTGTGCTCTTTGTTGTATTATAAATTGTTTTTGATTTTCTATTGGCATAATATTATTGTTTACTTAAACCAAATACATTCAAGAATCCTTCAAAAAATCCTGCTGGTTCTGTCTCTATTGATTGACTAGTATCGGTTGTGCTTGTAATTATTGAATCTAATCTTTGAGTCTTTTCTTCAGAAGTAAAACCTTTAGTGGCAAGTTCTCTAGTAATATCTTCTAATTGCTGTATTTCTGGTACAGCTTCTCTAATATCTACCCCAAGACCTGATGCTACTGGTGTAAATGATGATTCAAGATTAGTCTTTAATGGTCCTGCTTTCTCTAATACTAGCTGTTCTGCAAGCTCTAAGAATCTCTGTCTTGCATCTGCACCTGCGATTCGTCCACTAGCTACCCTGAATGGGAAGTTAGCTACTTGTTCAAAGAATCCTTGTGCCGCCTTAACTGTTTCAAACTCTGCTGGTCTAATAACAGAACCTGGGTCAAGTATCTTTGCGATACCGTTCACAATAGCGAGGTCTCCCGCTGCGTTATTCAAATCAAATCCTACTTTGGTGTTTTGGAAGGCATTTAGGATATCTGTAAAGTCTTTGAAGCCTTGTTCTGATTTAACAGAAGTTCTTATTTTTATAATATTATTGGCTATATCTTTTTCAGTAAATCCTGCTACATCTGCTGACGGTGTGATACCAAACGCTTCTCCTCGTGTAGTTCCAAACGGAACACCTAGTGATTTAGCTTCAGATACGGATAATGGCTCAAATAGCTCTCTTTCCGCTTCTAGCTCTTTTTCAGCTCTATCCAATGCTCTTTCTATTTGAGTTGCTTGGAATGTTCGTTCTTGACCAAATAAACTAATAGCAGTAGAAGCTGCGAATTGGGCTTGCTGTCGTGCATCTTGCTGTGCAGATTGTAGAAGTGTGAGTTTATTCACTCTTGCATTAATTCTTTTATCAAAAGCGTCACTTATATTTTGAGCCCTTTCTCGTTTAGATCCTACTGATGAGAATGGATCATCTTGTATTCTAGCTATCTCTTCATCTCTTTCAAGTTCCAACTCTTCTATTTCATTAGCTGTACTTGTTAAAGTTTCTCTTACATCAGGAAGTCCTGTAAATTGCATCACTTGTGTAATGATATCTTGAAGAGTACCAAATGGATTTGTTTGAAATCCTTGACCTACAGCTTCACCTGATATACCGAACTGACCGAGAGTTCTATCAACCTCTGCTTCTGGTGTCGCTAAAATCTCCCCCTCTTCTGTTACTTCTGCACCTGATGGTGTGAAAAATGTTTCTGGTAATTCAGCTTCTTCAGCCGCTTCGTCAAAAGTTCTTTCTGCAAGTGGTTCTTCTTCAACAACAGGTAATTCCGCTACTTCAGGAGCCGAAACCTCTACTGTAGGAGCTTTAGCTTGCTCACCAGTCTGTTTGATAGTTTCTGTGATTGCACCCGCTCCTGCGTCTTCTGGAGCTTCTGCAGGTGCTATATTAGCTGTTGACTCTGTTGGCGTAGTAACTTCTGGTGTTGGCGATACTACATTTTGTGCTGATGGTGCAGGTTGTGGCACTGCTGATTGAACAGTTGCAGGATCTACAAGTTGATTATCTTCTGTAACAATCTGATTTTGATTCTGAATAGTTAAAGTCTCTCCTGGAAAGATAACATTAGGATCATTTGAACGAAATCCTGACACAGCAGAAGTGGGTACGTTAAAACGCTTTGCTATTGCACTTACTGTATCTCCTGCTTGTACTGTGTGTTGTATTGCCATAATATTACTTAAAATTGATCTCTTCTAAATAGTTCATCTTGTAAATCCCCGTCAACTACATTAACTCGTTTAAACATACCACCACGTGTTTTGTATGTCTTATAATTAAACTGTTCGTCAAGATAGTTTTTAAATACGTTGTCTAATATTTGTGTAGCTCTGTCATGATGAAAATTAGCTACATCTTCTTTTTTCTCTCTTAGATTAGCGTAGTACAAAACTTCTTCTACAATAGCAGAATTACCCTCTTCATCCCCATTAGAGAAGATAGTTTGTGCTGTATCATCAGTAACATCTATAGGAACAGGTGCAATTTGAGCCCAAGCTGTTAGTGTGCCTGAAGCGTCAGTATTAGTATTAATAAATACAGTTCTACCAAAGTCAGAGAAGATTTTATCTGTACTTGATTCCTCATCTTCTTTAAATATCTGATAATCTTCAAAAGTAACTTTTTCAAAGCGTTTACCACCTATTTGTAGTATTCTTATAGCGTCAGCTTTGATTCCTTCAAAGTTCCACTCTTCATTTGCTGAAGTGTATGTAGTTTTTACTCTACCCTCTGAGAAAGGCCATTTTCTGTAAGATGTAGCCCAACGTTCTGCTTGTTGAATCCAATCATCTAAAATAGCATCAGTATAAAATGCAGAGGATGTTGCTATCCCTAGTTTTACTATTACGTCTGTTTTTATATCATTAAAATTTACTAACATATTATATTGAAGTTAAACTTACTTGATTCCATTGTGTATTAACTGTGTCATAAAAGTATGCTGATGTACTTCCACCTGCTCTTACTAATACTACTTGTTGTGAAAGTTTTTTAGGTGTATAAGTCGGTGCTTCTGTAAGAGTTTCTACAAACCCTTCTACATTTAAGATGTGATTCTCATTTGGAACTTCAGGAGCTGGACTATTTTGCAGGGGTTGAGTCATATTTTATTCTAAATAACTTATAAGCTAAGGTGTCTTGTGACGGTACTAATTTAAACTGAAAGAAGTCAACTGTTTCAGTATAATCAAACTCTGATTTTACTGCTTCTTGATTTACATAACTTCGGGTTTCTATAAAATTGTCTGTATCTTCTGTATCTCTTGAAGAGAGTGAGAAGCTTGTTGTTCCTGCTGAATTAGTAACATCATGTATGATATCAATACCATTCATTTGAGTTTTACTCTCAAAAGCGATTCTATTTGATAAGAATTGACCTGTTACACCTTGATTGTCATAATCTACTTCTTCTAAGTTACCAGCGGTGCCGTCTTCATACGCTATTAGAAGCACGTTGTCTCCTTTATAAGCAATATGATCTATATTACTTGAATTAGTAGCATTGTGATAAAGCTTCCAGAATACTCTACCTGCACCTAGATCTCCGTATGCTACACCATTTAATCCGTCTCTATACACTACTATATCTTCCATATTAGTGATGTTTTGACTATAGGTGGTTGTAGAAGTCTCTAGATTTTTAAGAAATTGCAAACCATTTCCGTCAAAGAAGCCGAAGTTTTTACCCCATGTTGTGAATACGGTTCCTGCTACTGTTCTTGTACCTTCTACTTGTGCTTCTATCTCTACTTCACGTGTCCAACCGTCTATTGAAGCTCCTCGTAGTGTTGGATCACAGTAATACACTTTCGCAGTTCCATTTCGTGTATGTCCGAAGTCTGCTGTACCACCTGTGAAAGCAAGGAGTGTAGTTCCATTAGGATGCTTTCTTAGAGAAGTGATATTTTGACCTGCAGGAAGCGTAAATGCTGTTCCTGAAGTTGTGCCGTCATAGAATAAGACTAAGTTTTTATCTCCTATAAATAATTCTTTCTCAACAACTTCTACAGGATGACGATAAGATGAGTCAAGACCACTCCACCAATCTTCTGTAATAGTTCCCATATCATTATCAAACTGACCTACTGTTGTCTTTGAAGTGAAATAGAAGTTTCCGTCTACGAATGGAATCATATCAGTAGTCCCTAACTGATATTCATAATTGGCTGCGGCCGCTTGTCGTTCTGTGAATGTAGCACCATTTAAAGTGTAAAAACCACCCTCGTCATCTACTAAATATCTGTCATTCCCTGTAACAGCAGGATCAACACATGAAGCTATTATAGTTCCTGAGAGTGTTGCACCACCCCTGTCTGTTGGTGCTTCTGCAAAGCTTACATGACCTCGTTTCAGCGTAAGATTTAAATGTCTACTAGACGGACTAAAACCACCGTCAGTTAAATAATCTTCTGAACTTTCTCCTCTTACTATATCACTTGGTTTTATATTGATTGTGGCCATATTTTTCTTCTTTGTCTGTGAAATGAACAGAAATTACTTTTTGTTTTCTCTGGAAGTTCTATTCCACATTGTTTACATGTTTTTGTTGTTCTTGTAGTTTTCATTAGTAGTCAAATTTATCTAAATCTACTTTAAAATATTTGCCTCTAAAGTAATACTTGTCTGCTTTAGTTAATTTAACTCTATTCCATCTTATTTCCCTAAACAAAGCATTGAATTGACGTCTAATACTCTCATCTTGAAGCAATACTCCGATAATTCTACGAAATAGACGCTGTCTTTCTTTCATATCACCTATTATTTCTGCATTTTCTAACCATGGGAGTGCTTTTATGAAGCATTTAGCAGGGTTGAAGAATGTTAGAAGAGGTAAATACGAAGCTAGCCATTGAAGTCTAAAGCGGTATGAATCATCTTCTTGTAAGATAAAAGTGATTAGATCACGTAATTCGTCATGTCCTTTTACTGATTTAGACCATGCTCTATGTATTTCTCTGACAGATTTAACCATTTTTTGTGGTGGTAATCTGTCATACTCAGTATCTTTCATTAGTTCATAGATATTTTCTAGCGGTTTACGAACATTAAATGGCTCATTTGTTTCTAAATTAGACCAATTATCGTTAAATATCTGATTCTTTACTTCATGTTTTAACTTAGAGAGTGACCCATACAAGAGCCAACCACGAGGAAAGCCAGGAAAAGTATATTTCTCTCCATCCATTTTCATGACAGTTACACCATCTATTTCAGTAACTTTTGCTTGAACGGCATTGGCGTGTTTCCAATATTTCACCATCTCCATTGAAGCAGGAGTCTTTTTCAAGATTTTAAAGAACAATCGTTTGAGTTTTATTATCATAAATAATTGGGTTGCTCATTCCCTGACGTGTGTGGAATATTCTCCGTCAGGTAAATATTCCACAGAACGAGCTATTAAACTAATAACCATTATCCCTTTGATTTAGAAAGTAGGGATCACACTTCCTTTACTAGAAACTACCGTATAGAATAGCACCAAGCTTCCTAGAGTAATCAGGTACTTTCGCTCCGTAGAGGAATAGTCCTTGATACTTCTTAGCAAACTGATTTTCAGCGTCCACAACACGTGACTCACTCCACTTATCTGCGAATGTGACGAAACCTATGTGGTTCGCTGGAATCTGATATCCACTTACTCCAGTAGTTAGAGCTAGATCTCCACCAAAACCTGCCGCAGTTCCACGACCTGTTCTTGTAGATACTCTTGCTCCCGCCGCTGAATGGATGTCAAATCCACCGAATCGCATGACACGACCATTAAGAACTGTACCAGAGAAGATCTCTGCAATTCCTGTTGGTTGTAGTTCAGATGCTTGACGAAGCATGGTGATTCCAGATGGTGGCACGGTGATCTTACGAGCTTCCATAGGAACCTCGTTTTCATCTAACACTTCTGCAAGAAGAGTAGTCTGATCGTAAATTGTTGAAGCTGTTACTGCTGTTGCAATAGCGGCCTGAATTTCCCAACCTAGACTTGCCATTGTTAGAAGTGATGCATTTCCGTCCCCATATTTAGGGAATGAGATTCCATCGCCTCCGAACAATCCACGAAGTGTGTGACCTTCCTCAAAGTCTGAACCACTTACTGCTTCATCCCACTCTGTAAGCGTTGCCGCTATAGAGCTTGTTACTCCTGATATTCTATACCATGGAGAAACGAATGCCGCTGTAGAAACAAGACGACAACCTTTATACAGGTCACTGCCTTCAAATCCAGTCATGTAAGTAAGACCATCTCTTGGGTTTTCCCAAGGAGATACTCCGCCTCCGTTTACTACGTTAGTTGAAATCGTAATCGTACCACCTGTTGCAGTAGTAGCGATAGATGCCATAGTTTGACCAGAACCTCTAACAAAGAGATCTGTACCAATCCAGTTACCTGCTTTAGCTTCTTCTGCGGTCTTATTCAATACATATGTATCAATTTCTCGCTCCAAAACTTTAGCAGAGTTTTCTAGAAGGTTCTCGGGGATATCTCCACCATATGTGAACAAGTCCTCAAGTCGGTCAAGAGAGAAGTTGTAGTATCGTCTTTTCTCAACAATAAGCTGATCTTCATGATCAACAATAGTTTCCGAATTCATATCGTTACCTACTGTATAATCAGAAAGAAGAATATCGTTAAGGAAAGAGAGGATATTTACTCTATCTCCTGGCTTTTTGATTTCGCCTTCATAGTTACGGTTTGCAATAGCGTCAACAACTGCGTTCTGGTATACTCTTTCAAGCACTTTAGAAGCAAATTGTTCACCAAAATTACTTAATGTAGCCATTATCTAAAATCGTTTGAAGTTCTTTCTGCGACCAATAGTCTATTTTTTGAATTTAATTTGACCTTTCTTCACCATCTCACGATACTTTTTACCGTCAGTTTTGCGAAGATTCTCAACATCCTCAACAGACATACCAGATGTTTGAGGAGCTTTATTACCACCTGTGACTTTCTCTAAACCTTTACGTTTAGTCTCTAATAGACCTTTGTCTACTAGGAAAGCTTTAGCGGCCGTTTCAAGCTTCATACCCTTATTTTCTGGATCCTCACGATACTTATCAAAATCGTCCCATGATTCTTCCAGTTGAGGGTATTTCTTAACCAACTTACTTTGTCCTAGCTCTGATTCAACATCAGAAAGTCTAGTTTTCAGTCCGCTAACCTCTTCATCTTCATTTTCAGAAGAACTTTCGTTACCTTGTAATTCTTCACGAAGAGTTTTATTCTCCGTTTCCGCTTTCTTAGCTCTCTCAAAATTTTGAGAACTAACATCAGCGTTCTTTTTGAGTTCATCAAGTTCAGCTTTTGAAATCTCCACCTTTTCAGGTGTTTCTTCAACAACTATCTCCTCTTTGTTCTCAACGACAACTTCAGATTTCTCTTCAGTTGACTCTTCGTCAGGGTTTTTTTGAGCTTCCTGTTGCTCTTCAATGTTTTTTGCCATTTTATGAGATGGTTACTCTAATAAAGTACGTGTGTAGGATGCACGCCCCCCGTAAGTTTACTTACTTTTAGCCCCATTTATTGGACTACCGAAAACATCATCAGATCCAGCGTTTGGTTCATGACCAACTTGTGTATCTGTGACTTTTCTTTCAGCTACTTTGTTTGGTTTTAGATTACCTGCAAAGTTAGCTCCTTTTATCTTGAAATCTTTTGATGTGTTTCCAAATGACATGATTTTATATTGTTAATTAATAAAAAGACGAGAACTCTTTACAGAATTCCCGCCTTTGTTTGGTTAGGGTATTTAATTATTTTCAGTGTAGTCTATTTCAGTAAATTTGTCAAGTATTCTATCAAACTTTCTCTTTCAGTCTGCGGTGCATTGATTACACCTCGTATTTTCTTATATATTGCGTGTTGTAATGTCAGTTTGGCTGTCTTATCATTAGACATATCTACATCACCAAATTGTGTCTCTATTGCTCCAATAGCTCCGTCACAGAACTCAGTTATATCCTTTATAGTAAGTTCTTCCTTATTCAATACTTTCTGCCAATTATCAAACTCAACTCTCTCATCTTCGGTAAGTTCTGTAACGTCTTTTATCCCTCTTTTTTTAAGTAATTTTGATAGTATATTCATAATTATCCACAATTAAGAGTTAGTAAATTAGGTGTCGGAGTTACTGCTACTTCACCGTGAGTTACAGTTAATTTAGGTTCTTGTGTACCATTATCAGCCGCTTTCCATCTTACAAGTATATATTGTCCGCTTCCTAACCCAGGGTCGCTATCTAAATAGTCATGTCCTTCCCACTGTCCAAGACGTGTTCTTCCTCCCGTGCCTTTTCCGATAAATCCTATACCTGTAGCATTAAACGGAAAAGGTGTATATGTACCAGTTGAAATACCTGATATATCTTCTCTATCACCACTATCAATCGCTTCCGTTGCACCTGCTTGGTCAAAATCACCAGTCGCAAGAGTGTTATCATTTGCAGGACTTGACTGTGTTATTGTCACGAAATCGTTACCGTCATTTGCAAAACTAGAATCAGCACTTGAAAAATCTAAACTAAGAGTAGCCGCACTAATTGTTTCTCCTGAACCTATTGCTGATGTATCAAAGAGAATAAAACCTCTTACAATAAGAATATTACTACCAATCATTTCAATCTCACCTCTTTCTACTGTACTACCAGTACTAGTTCCAGTTCCACTTGCCGCATCATGAACAGTTGACCAAGTTGAAGAACCAGGATTATTTAAAACTCTTCCATCAACAGGGTCATTTGCTCCTGTGGCAGGATAAAAATCAGTTATGGTATTTCCTATCTTACCTTTTTTAATTTTAGTATTTTCTTTTCCTACCAAAGTTACAGTGTGTGCAATAGAATCACGAGTAGCTTCTGCTAAATCTTCTTTTAGATTATCTACTACTGTTTCTCTACCTCTTTCATCTGTTTCAATTCTTGTAGTACCATCTAGCACTTGATAAAGTGGATTAATAATTCTAAATCTTTCTATCTCAACACTCCCATCTTCTCCAAAACCTAATTGTTTATTGCCTTTCCAAGCTTTTGCAAGAACTTGTACACCACCTTTAATAGCTTCTATGCTTTGAATATCAATTTTTATTCCGTACTTTTGACTGATGTATTCTCCACGAAAATCTATCTTAGCAATTTCTCGCCCTTTAATATTAGCTATTTCTTTAGCATCTTTGTTTTTTAATAGATTTTTAATCATTGTTAGACTTCTTTAGAGAATAGAGCTGTTACAGCATAGGTAGTGTTTGAATGGTCTGAAGCGTTATTATCTACCTGCCATGTAGCATCTGCGTGGTCTTGTGGAATTGTTGCTCCTCCTAATGCTAAACCTGCTGTTGAATCTGCTGGAACTCTCAATGTTCCTTGAACTGTACCTGATGTTGTCTGTGTAATATCAAGTGTAATTGCTACATCTGACTCGTTAGCCGCCATTAGATACACCAAGTCATGGAATACACCACTAGATCCTGCAAGTAATGTCTTTGGACCCTCACTATCTGCTGTAACATAAGCTGTTTGAAGCAGATCTCTTACTTGTACTGGTCTTACAACTTGTCGTCCTGTATCGTCATAAGTTGCTGAAACCATGTCACCTGCCCCTACTGCTGTTGGGTTTGCTGTTCTAGCAATACCACCTACTTTAACTGGATTAGAACCAACATCTGCTGTATCTGAAGGAATTGGACCCTCTACTGCTGTAGAAGTCAAGCCACCTGATACTGTTACAGATCCGTCTACTGTGATTGAGTTTCCACCATCTTGAATATTTACTGCTGAACCACCTGATGCGTTATCAACAGTTACATTGTGTCCATCTGCGAGCTGATTTGCTGAAGTTGCTAAACCTATTGAATTAGCTGTAACATCTACATCTTGTGTCCCACTTGGTGTGGATGTAACTGTACCTGTAACTGGTACAGGGTTTGAACCTGAATATTGAACACCTGTTGAATCCACTAGTGACGCCGCTATTGAATTTGTCACACCTGTAACCGTTGTGACTGTTGTGACTGTATCAATCGTTCCTGAATTAACTACTGTTGATAACTCTGTACCACTAACTTGATTAATATCTAAGTGTGCGGCCCTAAGTTCTGCATCTGTTAATCCTGAACCACCTGTTTCTACAGACACTCTCATTCGGTTATCTGCATTAAATACACTATCCACAGCCGTTGAACCAAATGCATCATATACATTTACAGAAGCAACTGAATCTGTTGCTTGTGTAACTCTCAATGTATCCGAGTTTACAACACCTGTGTCAGTTTCTGCTATAAGTGTTGCAGAGAGATTACCTGTAATCTTCAAAGCTCCCTCTACTTGATCTATAAGTGAAGATGCTGATGCTCTAATATCGCTAATCTTAACGATTTTAGAACCACCTGCACTTCCACCACCACTGATAGAAGTTATATTTTCTATTAAATTGACTGGATTTCCGTCTTTATCTCTAATCTGAACAGGTAACGGATTACCCAAATCTATACCCATGAGACTCACGAAACCTCTCACATTCATTTCATCGGGCATGATAACATCAGGCACTCTGATAGGTGGGACTGTTACGTGTGCCCTTGGTTCAGGCACTTTAATCTCTGGTATCTTTATTTCGGGAACTGTCACATGTGACGGTGCCCCCTCTACTGTGATTTGTGATAAAGCACTAAGTAGCTCTGTTTTATCTACATGTGCTGTCTCACGAATCTCTTTCAAGAATGGCTTAAACATTCTTGCCACTTCTGCGGCGACAGAAGATACAATATTTGAGCGGTCTCGCTTAAATTCATTGTTTATCATCTTCCCTCGTGCATTGTTGATAGCATTTTTTGCTATGTTTAAATCTTCGTTTGCCATATTACTTTTCTTATAATTAATTAATAATATCTAATAAACTTAATCATCTACTAATACAAGGTCAAAACCTGCTGAAACATCTAAATTATTTGCAGAACCATTTGCTTGCATCTTTAAGATACCTGGTCCTTCAAATTTCTTATAAGGATTAAACTGATGACCTTTCCCATCACTTGTTCCAGATGTGATTTTACCAATCGTGTGTTTAATCACAAATCCAAGTAATTCTGCATCTGGTTCGGGATTATAGAGTAACGACCCATCTATTGCCCCTGTAGCACCACCTGATTTATTAACAGAGTCATATAACTGTGTCATATAAGCAGATTGATTACTTGGTATTCCGTAAATAGCCATCTGTGTTTGACCTTGCTCTTCTTGTATTTGTGCTGTAACCGTATTGTCTGTTTCTGCTGTTGCGGTTATAGTTCCTACGTTTGGACCAGAAGCACCTTTTGTCAAAACTTTCATTCTATGAATAATTACATACTGATTTTCTGTTGTTACTGTTGAAACAGTACCACCCATTACTATAGTTTCACTTATTTCTTTAGTATTCCAATCTTTTAATCCATAAACTTGAATAGTGCGAGCCCCTGTTCCACCAGAAGTATCGTTTACAGACCGAGAATGAATTATGTGTGTTCTCGCTTGTGTTGGTGCAACCCATATAGGTTGAGAATCTGTTGAATTAGCCCCATCCCATATATCAGTATCAACACCATTATCTACATCTGTTGAGCGACCAAACTTATTAACACAAGATACTTTTGTTACATTACCTCTTGCCGCTTCTAGTGCAAAATCTTGTGCTTCTTTATCTACAATCGCTTGTAAAGAGGAACGATTACTTCCACCACTTGTACTATTTCCACCTAAACTCGCAGAATCACCTTTAGCATCAACAAGATGTACAGGTAGTGGTTTATCACCGCCTGTTACTTTCATCTCGTCAGGCATCACAACTTCAGGTACTTCAACAATGGGTGCATCTGCTTTTTCTACATTCACAGTCACCTCTGGTTTAGGAACTGTGATTTTAGGTACTTTCACTTCAGGTACTTTAATTTCTGGTATATCTACCGTAACCTTAGCTTCAGGTACCTTTATTTGCGGTATTTTGACTTCTGGTACGTTTATTTCAGGTATTTTGATGTCTGATACCGTAACGTTTACTTCGGGTGGTTTAACGTCAACTTTCGGAACGGGAAGCTTTAATGAGCTAAGTGCATTTTTAAAGCCACTCACTATCGTCTCTGCAACACCATCAAGCATGAAAGATAGTAAACCAGTCTTAATCTGGTCTTTCTCATCCATTTTCTTGTCACGAACCTTTTGCTTTAATTCGTTATTTATTCTGTTAAGGAACTCGTTTGCCATATCATGCCGCTAATTCGGTTAAACTATTCTGTATCTCACTAACAACACCTGTATCATCTGGCTGTTGCTGTGGACCTTCCCCTTGAGGTCCTAATATCTGTTGAACTGGCTGTCCTGTCTCTGCTTCCTCTACTTGTTTCAACTCTTCAGGTGACAAGTCTAAGACATCAAGCATACGTTTCTGTGCTATTTCTTTAAGTGCTTTATTGTCTGGGAACTGCTGAACAATAAAGGTGAACTTCTGAATCGTCTTAAATGATTCTTGTTCTTGCTCTGAAGATGAAATTATTTGTGGCTCATATCCGTCTTTACTCTCCCAATCTGAAGCATATATCTTTTTAGAATATAACTTACCACTTCTACCTACTTTGTATAAAGTAAGCACTTTTGGCTTATTAGCGTGCATTAACTTACCCCATTTCCACGCTACTTCATACCATGCCATTCTGTAGAACTTAGCCATTCCTACAGTTCTTTCTACTGATTTTCCTACAAGTATCTCAATCTCTCCTAGTGTTTGACTACCAGATTCCCCCTCCCCTTTCTCTATTGCTGTTGCACCTGTACCTCTTTCTACAATATTTGTAAGAGCTTGAATTGCAGGCATTGTGTCATCAAGACCAGATACTTCTACTGGCTTTATAACTTTATTGATATCTTCTCCTGGTGGAGCAGGAAGCATAACACCAGGTCCAGGTGTGTAAGTTTGAGGTGTATAGTTCTGATTTGGTAGAAACCAGTGCATTTGAAAGTTCTTCAGAGTTCTATTCTCTACAAGCTGACTAAACCACACATTCATCACTTTATTAGGTGTTCTAACAAGATCAGCTACAGAATCAGCATAAATATCGTTAGTCTCTGGATCTTCAGCCCATACTACGAAAGGCCAGAAATCAACACCTATTAAGTCAACAAGTAAGTCATCAGAGAGTAATACATGATCGTCAGCATAGACCATTACATGTCGCTCCCATTCTTTTTTTTCTTCATTCCATATATTTGTGTAGTGTTCTGACAGATTAACAATCACATCACCTGAAGCAAATAGTTCTTCGTCAGTGTTTGTCATAGCTCTATGACTCTCACCTGTTGCTTCTGTAGTTCCCATATCTCGCCATCTTGCTTGTCTTTCTCTCCATAAGATACGATTTTCATTGCTATTTACCATACCTGCTTCGGTAAGAGCCCATCTCTTTAGCTCATCTTTTCCCTCTTTTGTGTATCTATCGTCTACTAATATCTCTTCAATTCGTCTGAAGATGTTCTGATGAATCATAAATCTAGCAGTCTCAATATCGTTAGTATTCATCAATGGATCATAAACAATGTCATAAACATCCATGGTGTCTATATCAACACCATTCTCACCTATATTAAGCTTCTTAGTGCTTATTCCATAAAGTAAAACGTTCTTCTTGTCAAGTACATCTGTCAATTCAAGCTTATTCTCTCTAAAGTTAGCGTCCCACATCTCTTGATATAAGATCTCTTTATTCTCATCACCACCTTGTTCTTTCCACTCTACATTAGGTGCATCATCAATCTTAGACAAAAGAGTCTTAATTGTCTCTTTCATCAATGGGATATTCACAGGTTGACGTTGTGTCAATCTGTTTGTTTTTACTCTATTACGATACAATTCATAGTTTTCGTTCCATTGTCTATGTCGTCTATGTTGTAGATCATTAGCAGATGATTTCTCATCTCTAAGTTTCTGCATCATATCGTTTTCTTCTGTTGTTTCTTGTGGTGTAGGATTAGCCATATATATAAATAAAAGGCGAAGTTCAATGTGAACTCCGCCCATTTGTTAGGGTTAGGATATTATTAAATTAAGTGTACTACACACTAGGTTCTTTTGTCAAGAGCTTTGCTGGATTACCCACAACTGTTGTGCATCTTTCTACATCTTTTGTAACAACTGCACCTGCTCCTATGACACAACCCTCTTTTAAAGTAACTCCTGGTAGTATTGTTGTGTTAGCACCTATAACAACATTATCCTCTACTACTGTTGACATCCAGTGCTTACCTTTAGATGGTGGATGCTTATCGTTTGCAAAGCAAACATGAGGTCCTATAAACACATTATTCCCTATCAACACCCCATTAGGAATGAATACAAACTCTTGATAGTTCACATTCTCTCCCATTTTCACATCATCTCCTATGTATACAAACTGTCTCTTTTTCATTTTCGTCTCCTTCTAAAAGCCCAATAGTCTATTTGTACTCCTTGAAATATACCCTCTGAATCAAAGTGTAGCACAGCTTTGCCATTTTTCAAGTCTAACGCACCAGATCCGATTAAAGACGCTATGATCTCTTGATATTTGAGTGTATAACTCTCGTCTTTATCTGGTATGTCAACTTCTATTTTCATATTCCTAATTCTTCATAATAACCCTCTTGTGGTGCTGATTGTTGCTGTGACACAGTTGAAGTGGTTTCTTCTGCTATCTGTATCTGATAAGCTTCTGCATCAGCTACATCATCATGAGCTCCTTTAGGAAATCTGACAAGCTCTTCTTCTAAATCACTGCACATTCCCTCAATGTGATAGATAGTTCCTGAACTGTAGTATGGTATCAAACCTCTTATTCTCAACACTTTAGCTTGCTGTTCATGCTTCAGCACTACAACTGTGAAGAACACATTTCTTTGTCTCATCTCTACTTCAAGATACGGCTTTATCACTTGCTCATAAACACCTTGTTCTATACCGACCTTTTCAAATCCATAGTCTTGATAGACTTTGAACATAAAATCAATTAAATCAGGTGCGTTCAGTCTTAGCTTCCATGCTATCAAGTTCCATTTATTCTCTCTATCAATGAAGTTCAGTACAGCACCTATGTTGTCTGATTTGTCTCTCATAGCAGAAGCAGGGTCAATCGTTAAGAACTTTCTTGTCTTTAGCTTAGACACTTCTTCAAGAGATCTCTTCTTGAACCATGCTGTCTTAAACTCTTGTGACTCTTCATCTACTGGATTCTGTTGATAAAGTGCTGACCACTTATATGGACCTAGTGCTTTCTTAGTTCTGTTCAACTGCTCTAGAGAGAACTTATCAGGCCATAGTGGGCTTCCCTCTTCTCTATTCGCTTCTTGTTTCTCTGCAACTGCTGTGAAGTTTATAAGCTCCCATTTGTCATAGTCAGTATCTCCATTAGCTTGTGATTCTTTCTCTTGTGCTAAGAGTCTACCTGATAAGTCTGCATCATGCCATCTAGTGTTGATAAGTATTATGGCCGCATTTCCCTCTTGACGAGTGTAGAACGTTGTAGAGTACCAATTCCATATATTATCTCTTATCACTTCTGACTCTGCTTCTTCATCATTCTTAAAAGGATCATCAATAATACCTATCTTAAATCCTTTACCAGTAATAGCACCACCTACTCCCACAGCTTCATAACCACCGTCTTTCTGTGTCATCCATGAAGCTTTAGCTTTCGTGTCTTGTCTTAGTCTGGTGTCAAATATGTTCTGATATGATGAACTATTTATTATATCTCTTGTTCCTTGACCGAACTTAGTAGATAGATCTTGTGAGTATGTAGAGACAATGATAGGAAACTCTGGACTCTTACCTAATACCCAAGCAGGAAACTTCTTTGTAGCTAACTCTGACTTACCATGACGAGGTGGCATAGTAATCATAATACGAGGACTTTCACCATTCTTTACTCTCTCGTATACACTTTGAAGAAGTTCAGCTATTTGGTCGTGAAACCATTGTGGGTCATAATTTACATCAGTTACTACACAGAAATCACGAAAGTCATCTCTAGCTACTCTCTCCGCTAGTAAGCTGTTCTCTTCTTCTGTTGTTAATGATTCGTTCAAGTTGTTCATCTGTTAATTGTATCTTATTAACCACCTTAGCTTCAATAAGTGGTGACTGATAAGGTTTACCGTCTAACATCTCAACTAAATGTTTCTTATTAGCAGGGTCATTAAGATATGAAGCTAGAAACTCATCAAAGTCTTCAGGGTTTGCTTTGAACATTTGTTTAATCCTGGTGACAGCAGAAAGAGTTCCTGCTTCCCTACCTTTAGGATTACCAGAAGTTCCTTTAGGCCACTGATATTTCTTCAAATGCTCTGCAGGATTTCTTCTCTGTTTTGGTTGTTCAATGGGTGTTTCTTCAATCATATCTATAAGTTATCACATGATAACTAACAATGTCTATAGTTCACTAAATCTATAAGGCGTGATGACTACTATTCTTCTTGTTATATGTCCTACGTTTCTATAATCAACCGATTAAGATCAATTATTTTCTTCGTCTAAAAATATACCCTATCAATGTGTCGCCACACGATCTTATAAGCCAGATATATTCAAGGTAATTAGAATATTGAAAGCTCGCACTCGTACAATTATGGGAAGTTCTAAGTTCACTATTGCATAATTGCTCATCTAAGACTCTCGTCTAAACTACACCTTATAGATTTAATGAACTATACATCTTTTATCTTATTAACAGCTTCTTCTTCACTAATAATATTTCCATACATAACACCACTTAAATCTTTAGAGATATGCTTTAACAAACGTCTACGAGCAGGTCTGTTGTAATGTTCTAACGCATATCTATACTGATTACGATACGCTTCTAACTCTTGCTCTAATCTAAAGTCTATATCTACAAAATATTTACTCCACCATGCATCTGAACCACCTATTTCTTTCTGCTGAACTACATGAGTCTCTTCGTGTGCTAGTAAGTCATCACTTACAGTTGGACCACCATCTGGATTATAAAGCTTACCCTCATACGTGAATACTATTCCTGGCTTTAAAGTAAATACTTCTCTAATCTTATCTATGTTGGGTGGATAAGCATTTACTATTTTCATACGATTATAAAGTTTTAATGTACTTTCTCAACATTCCCTCTAATTCTCTGAATGTAGCAATCTGGTCAACTATTCCTGTGACACCATCACGATATTGCTCATTCGGTGTTGTACCATTTATCTCTACATCAAGGGCTTTTATCTGATTCAATAGTCTCTCTGCATCTTTCTCTGCTACTATCTTCTTATCAAGAATATTAGCTTTTTGAGCTTCATCTTTCTCATTCTTAGCACTCTGTTCTATGGTGTCTATTCTTGACTTCATGTAGTCATACTCTTTACGAACCTCTTCTCTTATCTGTTCTGTCTTATTCACTTTAAACTCTAAATCCCAACGCATTTTAGTTGTGCCTTTGAGCTTATTCTTATAATGACTTTTCTTGCTGTTTCCACTATTTAAAGCAAAAACACGATATACTTCAACGATTGTTATGACGATTAGTAATATTGTTATTAACATATTTTAATATTTAGATTTTTGACCAAGAATGAAGTAACCATACGTCTTTTGAGGATTACCTCCAGGCCACATCTTTTCGGTCATTTTAATAAATTGCAGGTTATAGAAACCATGCTTTTCTAATAATCGTTTGTAATTATGTGCATGATATCCTGACGTTATTCTTAGCTTCATTCTAGCATACCATGACTCACTGTGCAACTCACTTATCAACAAATGCTTACGAGTTACACGCTTCATCTCTGCTATCGCTTTATTAGGATTCTTCACATATATCAAGCACATATCAGATAGCACAACATCAGTTGAATTGTCTGACATCATAATATCCTCTGCTGAACCGACCTTTAAGAAAGCACCTTGAAATGTCTCTTGTGCTACCTTAATCGCATCTTCACTCACATCAATACCACCCACCTGTTTTCCCTGATGATTCTTAACTATATTCAGTAAATTAGGACCACTAGCACATCCAACTTCTAATAAAGACATCCAAGTAAATCTAGTGAGTAGTGTTGATATAAATGTTCTGTGTGGATGATTCCACGATTGCAGATAGTCTTTATTCCAATCAATCTTTCTATTGATCCAGTAATCTGTATGTTTTTTGGTACTTTTAAACCAATTAGTTACGTAAGAAATCATATATTTTAGAATAAAAACGTTCACCTAATAAATAACGTAGCTTCTTCTGCCAACCATGAGGTAGCTTTCTCATCAACCACTTTCTCCAAGATGTCTTTAACACAAGCGGTGTTGTGCCTGCTACACCAAATCTGTCTAATAAAACATTATCTTGCACAGCTCCTGTGAATGGATGATTGAAGATTGTTGATATGTTCTCCCCATGAGTCCCTACTATAAAACCTCTATCTTCTAGATAAAGTGTTTTTAGATAATCTTTTACATACTCATGTGATTTGTATGGACCTGTGTAGTCTAGATGCTTTAATGGATGATGCATACCAAAAGTCTCTTTATCAAACTTAATCGTATAGAATGGTGGTGTTGTTGTAGGATTCCATTCAGCTAGTTTTTTATTAACATAATCCATTACATATCCATGTTTATATCCTATTGCTTGTAATTCAGATCTCTGTTCAAATAAAGCTTGCATCTGCTCTACCATGTCTTTTCTATAACAATCATCTGATGGTTGTATCGTCATAAGAATAGTTTCAGGGTCTTGCATGACATTAAGCAATTCCCCCATTGAGCCATGAATTGCATCAATCAAACGTTCTCTAGCTATCTCATCAGAGTATTTATCATCCCAAAAACAAACACCAGAATAAGTGAAGACAACTTTAAAACGTTGTTCTAAATATTTTTTAAACTCTTTAATATCTTCATCATCTTTATCTTCATATCTCCATGATATCCATAATATAAAGTTCTGATTCGTCTGAACTCTCAAAGATGGGACAACAAACTGCTTAAATATCTTAATTCTATTACGCAACCAACGTTTACCTCTATGTCCGTTATAGAGTCCTAAACCTGTAAAAGGTGTGTAAAGTAGATGAGCTATTTTATTTGACATGTTTCCAGTTTTTTCTATTAACTATTAAGTAAATATTTTGTGGCGTAGTTAAAAAACTTCTACCAATATCTGTTAAATTAAATCCTTTCTTGTATGTTTGTCTAATTTCTTTCACATCTCTTTCTGTTAATTTAGCAAAATGACTTTTCTCTCCCCTTACTGTAACAAATTGTTCCCTTACTCTTCTGTCTTGTGTATTGTCTAACGCTGTACCAAGATAAAGATGTTTAGGGTTTACACATGACCTATTATCACATGTATGTAAAACATATTTACCTTTCTCTATCTTTCCATTATAAAATTCATAAGAAAATCTGTGTGCTTTACCACCCTTCATATTGTTGTGATAGAAAAATCCATATCCATCTTTATCTTTAGATGCTTTCCAATTCCAACAACCATCTTTTATCTTATTCACTTTTTTTAGAAATCTTTCTTGGATAGTCATGTTATTTACTCAGCCAAGGGTATTTATTTATTACATCTAAATAATAATCTCTTTCTGGGTTTGGGTTTGTCTTACCGACCAATTGGTTAAGTTTAACTATTAGTTCGTCCTTAACTCTAAAGGAGTCTATCCCAGCGTAACCATAACCTCTCCATACGATAGGATACTGACCCCAGAGGACAGACTTTGCTGTAATTTCTGAGAAACCGTCCATGTGTTCATTGAGTCTGAGTCCACATTGCATGTGCTTAACTTGTTCGTTCATTTCTTCTTTAGGTATTCTGCCGTGGACGAAGACATTATTGTGTGCGGTTTCCCACTGATCTGAACCATATAAGTGAAAATCTACATCACACTTATCTGCTATCTCCTCTACAATACCCCAGCCATACTCTATTTCACGACCAGAATTAGCAGATAAATATACTTCAGGTCTTTCTCTGTGAACATATGATATCTCATAGTCATCTATGTTTCCCATAAAAGATGGGCATACTTTCGCTTCTATTCCCATATCAAGAAGAGCATTAAACTCTACTTTATTCTCTACCCAGTTGTCACAATTTTCATTTATCCATTGAGCAAGTGGCTCTGAATGTATTCTTATATCCCCACTATCTGTTAAATGGTACCCATTCTGAAAATGTGTAATATCAGAACCAGCCCACAAAATAGCTTTCTGCCCTTTATGTCGCCAAAGAGTATAGAAATCAGGAAGTCCATAAAGACCGAAGAAAACAGTCGGGCTTCTGTCATTCATATACTCGTCTGTATTCCACACGTCTTGATGTTCACCCTCTAAAGCACCAAGCGATGGTGCTACTCTACATTGCCATTTTTGATTTTGCATAATTTAAGAAATTAACTAATAAAGGATGTGGCTTTTCTTTACTTGACTGATATTCTGGATGACTTTGTGTTATGAAAAAATTCTCTGGTGTATCTTGCTCTAGCTGAAGAACTACGGATGAATCAACTTCATACCAATTCCAATAACTCTCTCCGTTTTTTAATCCTACGTTCAATTCAGGTAGCTTCTTAACAACAAACGTTCCCTCTCCAAACTCTTCACTTGTAGCATCTTTAATACTTAAAACATGTCTTGCAAACTCTATAGCTGTAAGTTGATATCCTGCACATATACCTAAAAACGGTCTTCCACTTTTTCTTGCTTCAGCTATTCTGTCTATCATAAATTCAGTATTAGACGGGGAGTGGGTTCCACAAATAATAAGACCATCATATCTTCGCCATTTTTTGTCTATCTCCGAAAGAGCTTTTTCAACAGACGTATTGAAGTTGTTAAGAATTTCCATAATTTTTCATCAGTTTTAAAATTTTTGTACGACCTTTTAGGATATCGCATAACCCTTTTTTCTAAACCTATCTCTGGATATACAGGACACTTACCGAGTTCATCTAAAGCTTCATTTCTTGTCATCTGACCACTATTTATCAATGACGATAAATGTGCCTTCCTTTTATCAATACTAAACTTTTCAAAGAGATAGTAATTTTGAAACCATTTTGTGAACACAGACTCTCCATGTTTTTCCCCATAATCTTGCCATCCGTATTTATCTTCTAATATTTTAATAGCTTTAGCTCTATTATACCCTACATAATCAAGCAAATATAATGTCTTTATTTTTTTAATCCATTTATAGTAATTCCATTTAAGAAGTGAACAGACTGGTAATCCTGTAAGCTTTTTACCTGTCATCTTTCTGTATACATCTTTTATGTGAACTAAATCTCTAGCATTATATCCCCAAGATGCAGGCATTATACTTTCTGTTGCTACATTACCACCAGAGAGAATCCATTTAATATTATATTTACTCGCCATTTCTAAAGTAGTAGCCATTAAAATATGATCTGTCGGAATCTCTATGTTCCTCTGTCCTGCTTGCATAAAAGCACCTTGTAATTCAACAAACTTTTTTGTGTCTATAGTGTAACGATAAAATGGTACCTTTAATCCTTCAACTAATCGCATTATATTTTCGTCAGCTTTCGGATCATTCCATCCATTATCTACAGAGAAACAAAGAGGTCTTAATCCAAACTCAACAGCTTTATGAAGAGTATACGAAGAATCTACACCACCAGATAATCCAATAAGACAATCGTACTTCTTATTTATTTCATCTTTCTTAATATCTTCAATTAAATAATCTGTAAATTGAGATTCCACATTTGCATCAATAATTTCATTCTTAGCTATGTGACAGAAATTACAAACACCATTCTCATCAAAAGTGATTTCTTCCGCACTCTTATCCATTACACATTTTACGCATTGTGTTTGCATATCGCATTTATCAATTTAAGACTTTTCTCCGATTCTTCTATTCCTATACCACGACCAGCAAGAAATTCTCTGTACACTTCAGTGTGTAAATCTTCATATGAAAGATTATCCTGATTTGATAATACTATCTCCTTTCCATCGGCTACGAGCTTACGACCTTGCTCATCTCGGCTATTCACTATTTCAATATGAAAATTAGCTACACTATCTCCAAAACGAACAATTGCTACAACTTTCTTATCTGTCTTATTCACTTCCATAATCTCCCAAGAATCCCCGAGTAAAAATATACCCAAATCTATATAGTGAACTCCTAAATTATATAATACACCACCAGACATAACTTCATTTCCTTTCCAAGAATCCCAATATTCTTTATCTCTGAACATTTTTGCGGTCACTTGCAATTCTTTCGGCTTATTGATTTTCTGAAGTTCAGGATGATATCTTAATTGAAGCACAGTTTTGACTCCGTCCAATCCTTCAGTCCCATTTATACTCAACGGTTTTTCACACAGCACTTTCTTACCTTTTCGTAAAGCTTCTCTTGTTATTATGGAATGCAGATAATTGGGAGTACAGATTGATACATGAGTTATTTCATCAAAAATAGGGTCATTAAACATCTCTACCCAGTCAGTAAAACTTGTGCCTTTATCCTTATCTATGTCGCATGTTAAAAATACTTCTCCACCTAATGATTCTATCGCTTGTCTATGACGAGGAAATATAAATCCTCTTCCTATTATTGCAAATTTAGCTTTCATATTCTTTATTTTTATCTTTAATAGTTTCTGTAATAAAACTGTCTAATAAATCACAATTATTTACGACACAGTGTCCTCCTATCTTTCCTTTTACTGGGTCAAGAACAGGTCTTACAAATTGAGGCATATTCAGTTTTCCATAACCAGTATTGTAAAACCAATTCCATTCTGTATACACTTCATGAAATGGCACCTTTTCTTTTTTACATATCTTCGCCACTTCTTTCATAAATAAAATATTCCAACCATAATAAGAAGTGCAAAGTATTTTAGAAAGCTCTGATGTTTTAGAATCTGCTACTATTCTTGTATTTATATCTGCTTCTTGTAAGAATTTATTAGCAAGATAAACAGCATAAACATTGTCACCGCCAATATATTTAGTAAAAGTTCTAATACCGCCAGACAAATCAGGGTGTTTACCATGTATTGGACTATGTACCACCATATCACCACATTTAGCTGTCGTTCCAGCTTTCACTGTGCTATGAATAATTGTTACTTTAGGGTTATATTGTTTAATATACGCTTTTGTATCTTTTACAAAATCCTTTGAGTATGGATAACAAATATTCAGCACTTCTACATTCCCATAAGTAATAACGTCTTTCTTGTCTCTAATACAACTACCTTTATGTTTTAAACGAATAATATCATGTAAAGATTGACCTATTTCCCCTGCTCCTATTATTAATGATTTCATATTATATAAAAATGTTTATTTTTAATAGCTATTTTCTCTTCATCTTTTGTCATCAGTTTTTCATCCAATGTCTCACCTGTTCTTATTCCTATCTCTTTAATCGGATGATTACCGTACAACTCTTCTTTTAAATCTACTATGTATCTTAATTTTCCCATATCCATTATAAATGTTTGTCCATCTTTCCCTTGTTGTGAAGCTTCAATCACTAAACTACAAGCTTCAGGAATCGTCATCATAAAACGCTTCATTCTCTTATCTGTAATTGTAATCGGTTCATTGTTTTCCACCTGTCGTTTCCATATTCTCAATACACTACCTTGACTATTCATAACATTACCAAATCTCACTGACACAAATTTTCTTCCTGCTTTCTTTACTAATCCTTCAGCACATAGTTTTGTAATACCCATATTACAATTTGCGTTCACTACTTTATCTGTTGAGATGAATACAAACTTTTCTAAACACTCCCATTTCTTAGCTTCTTCAATTAAATTAAGTGTACCAAGTATATTAGTCTCTACCGCCTCTCTAGGGTATTCTTCATTTGGTGTAACATGTTTTAAGGCCGCACAATGAAATACTATTTGTGGTTTAAAATCACTAAAGACATCAAACACAGTATTCTTACATTTAATATCACCTGTTCTTGAATGTACCCAGTGACCCTTTTCTTTCATTTCTTCTCTTAAAAGAAAAGTATTATTCTCATTAATATCAATAATGAAGATCTTATTTTTTGAAGCGAGCTGTCTTACAAGTTCAGAACCTATACTTCCTGCACCACCTGTAATTAATATTCTTTTATTTTGTAAAGAATTCATTTATATATCTAATTACTTCACGAACTTCTTGATCTGTTATCACATCATTACAAGGTAGTCTTAACGTCTGTTTTTCAAGCTCAATCGTCTCTTCAGGTTTAGGACAATCATCAGGAAAATAATAGTCGTTCTTCATTGTCTCTATATTATTCAATGATAAAAATACAGATAGCTCATCTCTTTCTTTTGTTTTAATAATATAATCCTGATAAACTCTTCCTTTTCTATATTTAGGTGTATCTAAATAACCGTTACTAACTAAACCGTCATCATACATTAATGCAATCTCATTTCGTCTATTCAACATATCTTCTAAATATTGAATCTTAACATTAAGAATAGAAGCTTGAATATTATCTAAACGTGAATTAAAACCCCACTTTCCAGGATTATATTTATAATGATTACGCATATCTTTCAATTCATTTGCAAACTCTTCATCATTGGTTGTTATAGCACCACCATCACCAAAACATCCAAGTATCTTTGCAGGATAAAATGAGAAGCATCCAGCCCACCCCCAAGAGCCAGCTTTCTTTCCGTCTAACTCTGCACCTAGTGCTTGACACGCATCCTCTATAATAGGTACGTCAGTCTCATCTGTTAAAGCTTTCATATCTACCATATCCCCCATTAAATGAACAGGTATTATAGCTTTTGTTTTTGAATTAATTTTAGATAAAACTTCATCAACATCCATCATTCCGTCTTCTTTCACATTCACTAAAACAGGTGTAGCACCACAGTTATGAATAGCTTCTACTGTTGCATGAAATGTGTGGCCTACTGTGATTACTTCATTTCCCTCTTTAACACCTAGAAACTTTAAAGATAGAAACAATGCGTCAGTACCAGAGTTTAAACCTACAGCATATTTAGTTCCTACAAATTCAGCAAGATTCTTTTCAAACTCTTCTACATCTTGTCGTAAAATTAAATCACCTCTTTCTAAGGTATCTTGTATAGCATCATCTATTTCGCCTTTATATTGTAAATATTGTTTATATGGATCAAAAAATCTAATCATATTCGTATGTAAGTTGGATTATCATTTAATAATGCTTCTTTTAATAAATCGCTATCTTTCGGAAAGAATAAATCTAAGTTCGGTAGATTTTTAAGTAAATCATATTCATTTTCCATTTCTGACATGTTGTGGGTAAAACCAAGAAAACCACTTGCACCAGTACCAATCAACTTCACATTTAAATTCTGATAAGCAACATCATCTCGTATCTGTTCGTAAGCTCTCATGCAAAGAAAGATTGAACCTGAATACACATATGGTTTCTTCCCTGCTCTTGCTAATCCTGAAGCAACACCTATCATATTCTGTTCTGCAATTCCACAGTTTATAAACTG